TTGACCAAAAACAGCGACGCCGATCGCTGGATGTTGTTGATGACCCGGCGTCCTTCGGCCACTACATGGGGCAGCGCACCGAAGTCCGAATCCAGCAGCACCAGCTGTGCCACCTGGCTGGCGGCCTGCGCACCCGATGCCATAGCAATGCCGCAGTCGGCATCTTTCAACGCCAGAACGTCGTTTACGCCATCGCCGGTCATGGCCACTGTATGTCCCTGCTTTTGCAGGGCGTGTACCAGCTTGCGCTTTTGCTCCGGCGTTACACGGCCGAATACCGTGCAGTGGGCGGCGGCTTTTTCCAACTCGCGGTCGTTTTTCAGGGCTGCCGCGTTCCGTCTTTTTTCCTGGGAGAGCTTCGCCTCTTCCCTTTTCAACTTCTGAAGCTCGACGTCCAGCTTCTCGATCTCGGCCACGATATACTTCGCGGCGGAGGACTGTGCCGACGTGGCCAGTGTGCCGGTGAGGCGGTCGATCTTCTCCTCTGTCTTTTTTATATTTTTTCGTAGCTGGTCGCCGGATCCGGCGGCCTTCTTTTCCACCTTCACATATTTCTCGATTGTGGCCGGATCGTGCTCGATGCTCCGGAAGATCTCCAGCACCTTCTCATCCAGAAGCTCGGCCTTGATCTGGCTCATGTCACAGACGCCCCGGCGCTCCCGGTTATAGCACTTGTACCAGGTCGAGACAGATCCGTCCACTTTTTTCTTGCGGGATAACCCCAGGAGCCGGCCGCATTTTTTACAGCGCAGGATCCCCTTCAGGAGCGTCGTCTCGTGTTTTAGTTCCTTGACGAACACGTGCCGACCAAAGAAGCCCTGCAGGGCGAGCCACTCCTCCGCGGACATCTGCGGCTCGTGGTAGCCGATAGAGATCCGCCAGTTCTCCGGCGGTGCGATCGTGTGCTTCTTTTTATGGTTCACCCGCGTCTGCATCGTCCGGCCGTACACCATGACGCCGTGCTTCCCGTCCCACAGCTCCCGGGGACTTCCTTCGTCCATGATGCAGCCCTTTTCCGCAAAATAGTCATAGACCTCCGGCGTGTCGGCCACGCAGTACGGGCTCCGGAGGATCTGGTGCAGCTGCGTCGTGGACAGGAAGGATCCCCGGACCGACTTGATCCCGTTATTTTTGCAGTAGGTCTCCATCTGCTGGAGGGAGAAGTCGTTCTCCTGCATGATCCGGATGAGCTCCTTCTTGTATGCGAGCTCCTCTTCGTTTGTGACGATGGTCTTGTGCTTTTTTCCGCCCAGGTCGATCTCCTGGATGTCGTAACCGATCGGAGGCTGGCCACCACACCAGAAGCCCCTCGCTGCGAGGTGGTTTAAGTTGTCCCGGATCCTGATGGCGTCGTTCCCGATCTCCAGGCCGGAGAAGATCACGGCCAGGTACATCATCGCCTCGCCGATCGGCGTGGTCGTGTCGATCCCGTCCTTCACTGTGACGAACTTGACGCCCCTCTCCTTCAGAAAGGTGTAGAAGGTGCAGAAGTCCATCATGTCAGAGCAGACGCGGTCGATGCGGTAGATCACCACACAGTCGAGAAGCCCATCCGCCACATCCTCCCGCAGCTGGTTCATGGCCGGGCGATCGATGTCGCTCCGGACGTAGCCGTCGTCCTCGTAGGGCGTGACCGTGTCGATCTCGTCGAAGACCCGGTCGATGTACTCGCGGCAGGCTTCCAGCTGCATCTTCACGGAGTCCGATGTGTCTGTGTAATATGATTTACGTGTATAAATACCGAAGTTCAAGACAGTGTCCTCCCTATAATATTATTGAGAACACCCCGAGAAAATGCTATAATTATGCGTGTGTAGAGGCACTTCCAAAGTGTTCTCGCTCCTGGCCGTCGCTGTTCCCGCAGCGGCGGCCATCTTTTTATAAGTTCTTAACATCCGCAGCGTGAAGATCTTCCACGCGCCTCATCTGCTCCGGCGTAAGATCCCTGGACTGCATCTCCGCGAGGAACTTGTCAAACTGGGCTCGCTTCCCTTTATCGGTAGACTTCCCAGCTGCATCGATGACGACCCTGGCATGATACCGCTCGATGAAATCGGAGACCGCTGCCGGCCGCTTCTGGGTGTACTGCTCCAGCATCTTCTTCGGCGGGGTCCCTTTGAACTTGACGTACTTCGCACAGGCGACAAGCTGCTCCGTCTTCTCTAATAGAAGCGCGTACCGGTCGAAGAAGACGTCCGGCTTCTCTGTGGTATTAACGAGCCGTGTGCAGTCCTCCACGATCTTCAAAAGCTGCGGCGCTTCCATCTGTGCCCTCTGTTTTTCCTGTTTACTTCCGAACATCTCCGTCCTCCTCCATACGTGCGGCCATCCTGGTCAGTCTCTTCGCATACTCATCCAGGCGCCTATATGCTTTTATGAGTGCCAGCTCCTCCGGAGTGACTTCGAGCCGCACATCTGCGTCTTCCGGATCCTCGCCCTCGCCGCATAACCGGATGACGACGTCCGTCTGTCCTAACAGGTACATCATGTCCACATTGAAAAAGTCGGCCAGTTTTTCATAGACCTCCAGGGCGCTCGTCCCGACCGGACGCCGGCGGCCCCGTTCCCATTCTGATATAGTCTGCTTATTGACACCCAGAAGCTCCGCGATGACGCTCTGGGACAGCCCTCTCTGCTTTCTTAAAGTCCGCAAACGCTCCGAAAAATTAGCCACGTACATCACCTCCCGAATGTATAAACATTTTGCTTATTTCTCTATTGACAAGTATAAACAAAACGCTTATTGTAATCAAGTAAGCGTTTTGTGGACTTACAAAAATGAAGGAGGTGGAAGAAAACGATGACGATGCAGAAGCTGGACGCGACCCTGATCGGCCAGAAGCTCCGAACACTACGAGGAGCAAGACCGCAGAAGGAAGTCGCCGACGCGCTGGGCGTGACGACGATGGCGATCTCTTCCTATGAGAACGGAGAGAGGATCCCCAGGGACGAGGTCAAGATCGCGCTGGCCCGATACTACGAGGCCACAGTCGAGCAAATTTTTTTTAGTGACAAGTAAGCGTTTCGCTTGCTACGGTGCGGGAACACCGGGAACATAGAAAGGAGCAAGGACAATCATGACATTTCAAGAGTTCACCCAAAAAGTAAAAGAATATGACGCGGCACGGACGCCACAGCTCACCGAAAAAGAGTACGCCCTGATCGATAAGGTGTACGCCTTCCACCCGTCGATCAGCGGGACCGATGGCAAGAGTCAGGTGGCTCTTTTATGGTGCGAGTTCGGGATCCGGATCTTTATGGATATGGAGGAGACAGCTGACAAAGCAGCCCTCGCAGAGAAGAAGATCCAGATCGCACGCGCAAACCTGGCGGCCTGCCTGGACGAGTATGAAGCGATAAGGAGGGGCGAAGCATGAGCAACGTGAAAATAGAAGGACACAAAAAAGCACTGACACGGGACGAGTGGTTCGCCCTCGGCAAGAAGCTCTACGGCGACAACGTCGAAGACTGGAAGGTTCGCTGCCCTATGTGCGGCCATATCGCAACGGTCAAAGACTTCAAAGAAGCAGGAGCAGATGGCCCTGACAGCGCCTTCGTCGAGTGCCTCGGCCGCTACACAGGGAAGAGCTCACCGGTTAAGGGTGACAGCTCCGGCTGTAACTGGGCCGCCTACGGTCTGCTCGGCATCCCGAACGACAAGGCCTACATCGTTATGTTCCCAGATGGTGACAAGTCGGAGGTCTTCCCCTTCGCAGATGATCCGGAGGTGCAGCCATGAAAACATTCTGGACAGTTTACCCGGACGATCCGGACATGACGCCCCAGCACTTCACCACAAAAAGCCAGGCCCAGGAGTGGGCGGACGGTTTGTGCTGCGGCTACTACATCGAGCACATCTGAAGGAGGAGCGAAGTGAAAAAAGAGATCAAGGTCAAAGTCACATACACGGACGGCTACAAGGAGCGCTTCACGAAGGCCTGCATCGAATTGGCCAGGAAAAGGAGAAGCGCATGAAAGAGAGAACAAGCGGCAAGGAGTTCGTCGCCGTCGTCGTGGTAGTCAGCACCGTCGCCGTGCTTCTCGCTCCTCACATTGAGAGAGAGCAGGCAAAGCAGAGAGCCATCGAGGCGGACTGGATCCGTGAGCAGATCGAAGCGGAGAGAGCCTACGAACGAGAGGCCGAAGCAGAGAGACGACGCTGGGAACTGAACGAGGTCGAGCTGGCCGAGATCGCCTACGCGACAGAGATGGAGAAGCTGAACTACTACAACGACCCGGACATCCCGGACGAGGTCGAAGAAGCGGCCAGGAAGTACGGCGAAGCGTATGGACTCGCCCCGGAGTTTTTGGAAGCGGTCGCCTATGCGGAGAGCCGGTACGATCCGGAAGCCATCAACGGCGGATGCGTCGGACTGATGCAGGTCGCTCCGGTGTGGCACTGGGATCGGATGGAACGCCTGGGCGTGGATGACGATGAACTGATGACAGTGGAGGGGAGCATGGCCGTCGCGGCGGGCTACCTCCGGGAACTATTTGACACTTACGACGACCCCTACTGGGTCCTTATGACATACAACGGCGACAGTAATGCCGAGGCCTTCCGAAACGGGACCGCAGCGCCTTCAGACTACGCGCTGAGGATAACGGAGATGGCCGCCAGGCTTACCAAAATACACGAGGAAGGAGGGAGCGGGCAATGAGCGGAAGAGCAAAACACGCACAAAGAAGCCACCGCAGCTACCACACCAACATGGTAATGGCACACGCGGCGGCAAGATCGCAGGGCTTCAAGGCTGCGGTCAAAGCACAGCGCAAGGAACGCGGCGCAAGGAACGCGGCGCAGCAATAGCGAACCTTGTCATGGCTGCGAAGAACCTGATGACACATAAAACCACAGAGAAATAAGAGGAGGATCTAAAAATGCAGATAACAGTCACATTTGACAGTCTGGAAGAGTTCAAGGAGTACATGGGGATAGAGTCGCCCAGCAAGATCGCACAGGCGCCCCAGGAAGCTCCGAAAAAGTCTGAGGCGAAGAAAGCCCCGGAGAAAGTAGAAAAGCCCGCAGAAGAGGCTCCTGCGAAGCAGGACGAGGCACCTGCGGCAGCTCCGGCCAAGAAGAGCGACATCGGTGAGACAGAGGTCAGGGTGCTCCTGTCCGAGAAGCTGAAGGCCGGAAAGAAGGCACAGGTCAAGAAGCTCTTCACAAAGTACGGCGTCGAGAAGCTCTCCGAGCTGATCGAGCAGCATCCGGACAAGCTGGAGGAGATATACAAAGAAGCGGAGGGGATCTGATGGCAGCACCAAAAGGACACGCAAAACTGAATAGCAGCGCCTCGCACCGGTGGATGAACTGCCCCGGATCCGTGAAGGCGTCCGAGTGCTTCCCCGCGTCCTCTTCGATCTATGCAGACGAGGGCACACTGGCCCACGAGGCAGCGGAGCAGCTGATCCAGACCGGCAAGATCACGCCGGCACACAAGGGCAAGATCACAAAGTTCTACAAGGAACACCAAGAGCTCGGCGGTGACGCCGACCAGGTAGCGAAAACGCTGGAGCCCTACGTCGAGTTCGTACACGAAGAGCTCCAGGATGCAAAAAGGACAGACCCGGGAGCCCAGCTTCTCACAGAGCAGCGCGTCGATCTGACACCATGGATCCCCGGAGGCTTCGGCACGACAGACGTGGCCATCATCGGAGGCAAGACGCTCCATATTATCGACCTGAAGTACGGCAAGGGCGTCCCGGTCTTCGCAGAAGGCAACAGCCAGTTAAGACTCTACGCCCTCGGCACGCTCGACCTGCTCGACACGATCTACGACATCGAGACGGTCAAGATGACAATATACCAGCCGAGGATCGATAACGTCTCCAGCGACAGCATCCCGGCCGAAACGCTCAAAGCGTGGGGCGAGGATGAAGTCAAGCCGGCTGCAGCTCTGGCCCTCACAGACAACGCTCCAATGGCTGCGGGAGACTGGTGCCAGTTCTGCCCGGCAAGACAGAGCTGCCGCACACGTGCGGAGAAGTTCGAGAGCCTGGAAGAGTACAAGAAGAAGGCGTTCCTGACCGTCGAAGAGATCGGCGAGCTCCTGGGCCAGATCGACGGCCTCGTGAAGTGGGCCGAGGATCTGAAGGACGGAGCCCTGACGAGAGCCCTGGAGGGCGAAGAGTTCCCTGGCTGGAAGGTAGTCGAGGGCAGGAGCATCCGGAAGTATTCCGGAACGGAGGAAGAGATCGTCCGCCAGTGCGAGGGTGCCGGCTTCGATCACGCTCTCCTCTATGAGACGAAGCTCCTCACAGTCTCCGCGATGGAGAAGCTGATGGGGAAGAAGAAGTTCGCAGAAGTCCTGGAGAACTATGTCGAAAAACCTCCGGGCAAGCCTACACTCGCGCCGGAGAGTGACAAAAGACCGGCCATCGTAAACGGTAATGCAGCGGATGACTTCGCCGGCGAGTTCGACGAAGAGCTTCCGTTTAACTAATCACACAAAAGGAGGACAGTGAAATGTCAAGTAGAAACGGTAAAAAGGTAATTACAGACGAGGTGCGCTTCAGTTATCTCCATGTTTTCGAGCCCTATGCAGCGCAGGCCGGACAGGAGGAGAAGTACAGCGTCTGCCTCCTGATCCCGAAGACAGCGAAGAAAACGATCCAGCTGATCCAGGAGGCAGTGGCCGAGGCAACAGATGAAGGCCAGAAGACAAAGTGGGGCGGCAAGGTTCCCAAGAACTTAAAGCTCCCCCTTCGTGACGGAGACGAGGAGAAGGATCTCGACGAGAACCCCGAGTACGAGGGGATGTTCTTCCTGAACGCCACCAGCAAGAGACAGCCGGGTCTTGTAGATAGCCACAAGCAGGAGATCATGACCGTGGACGAGCTGAAGAGCGGAGACTGGGGCAAGGCCTCGATCAACTTCTTCCCCTTCAGTGCATCCGGATCCAACGGTGTCGGCGTGGGGCTCAATAACCTCATGAAGACAAGAGACGGCGAGAGCCTGGGCGGTGTATTCACAAAGGCCGAGGACGACTTCGAGGGAGAGTTTGAGGATGAAGATGGTCTCCTCGATTGAGTTAGGAATAGACATCGAGACATTTAGCTCTGTGGACATCAAGAACGGGGCCTACGCTTACAGCGCGGCCCCGGACTTCCAGGTCCTTCTTGTCAGCTACAAGTTCAGCGACGAGGAGGATGTGAAGCTGATCGACCTCGTGTTCAAGGAAATCGCGGACCCGGTCGATCAAGACGATCCGGAGAGCGTCCGGTGTCACAACAATCTGAAAGCCAGCGGCGCTTCCGACGCTCGCTTCTGGAACGCTCTCACGGATCCCGCTGTCATCAAGACAGCCTACAACGCCAACTTCGAGCGCACCTGCCTCGCTCGGTACATGGGCGAAGCAATGCCACCGGAGCAGTGGCGCTGCACTTTGATCCTGGCGGTCCAGCTCGGTCTCCCTCGTGCCCTGGAGAACGTCGGCCCGGCGCTCGGACTTACAGAAGAAGAACAGAAAAAGAAAACCGGCAAGGCCTTAATACAGTATTTTTGTAAGCCTTGCAAACCTACAAGGGCGAACGGCTACCGGACAAAGAACACACCGGTCAACGCACCCGAGAAGTGGGAACTATTCAAAGAATACAACCGGCGGGACGTCGTGGCGGAGCAGGTGATCCTTCACAAGCTCCGGGACTTCCGACCGGATGACAAGGAGCAGGCGCTCTGGACTCTCGACCAGGTCATCAACGACCGCGGCGTCCTTTTAGACATCGACATGGCCGAGAAGATCGTCCGCTTCGATACACAACGCAGCGACGAGCTGCGAGAGGAGAGCAGGCAGATCACCGGACTCTCCAACCCGAACAGCCTGACGCAGCTCAAGCCCTGGCTCGCCCGTCATGGAGTACCGACGGAGAGCCTGCGCAAGGATGACGTCGATGCGATCCTCTCCGATCCGGATCTGGACGAAGATGTCCGCCGGGTGCTGGAGATCCGCAAGACGATCAGCAAGACCAGCGTCAAGAAGTACCAGACCATGATCGACATCGCAAGCCGTGACGACAGAGCTCACGGGATCATGCAGTTCTACGGTGGTCACACCGGAAGATGGGCGGGAAGGTCTCTGCAGCCACAGAACCTCGTCCGGAACACCATGCCGGACGCCGAACTGGATGCAGCCAGGGAGCTCGTCAAGCTGGGAGAGTTCGAGGGGCTGGAGATGCTCTTCGGAGAACCGGCGCCGATCTTCTCCCAGCTGGTGAGGACGGCGTTCATCCCGTCACCGGGCAACCGGTTCGTGGTGAGTGACTTCTCGGCCATCGAGGCCAGGGTGATCGCATGGATCGCCGGGGAAGAGTGGCGGCTGGATGTCTTCAGGAATAACAAGGACATCTACTGCGAAAGCGCCAGCCGCATCTATCACGTCCCGGTCGAGAAGCACGGACAGAACGCGGAGCTCCGACAGCGTGGCAAGGTCGCAGAGCTGGCCCTCGGGTACGGGGGATCCATCGGAGCGATGAAGAGCATGGACACCACCGGCTCCGTGCCGGAGGAAGAAATGGCCGGCATCGTGCAGCAATGGCGGAGAGAGTCGCCGGCGATCGTGAGGATGTGGAAGGACTGCCAGAACGCAGCGGTCTCCGTCATAACCGGAAGACAGCCCCGCAGGGTGATCCGCTCACTCCAGGACACGACCTTCTACATGGAGAGGGTGGCCGGGACGCCTGTGCTGATGATAAAGCTGCCAAGCGGTCGCCCGATCGCGTTCTGGGATCCGATCGTCAAGGAGTCCGACATGGGGCCGCGTATTACATACATGACGCAGAACCAGACCACAAGGAAGTGGGAGAGGGCCGAGACATACGGCGGAAAGCTGACCGAGAACATCGTCCAGAGTGTCGCCCGTGACTGTCTGGCCGAAAAAATGACGCAGATCAGCGCCCAGGGCTACGACGTAGTGTTCCACGTACACGACGAGATGATCCTTGACGTGCCGAAGGAAGACACGAGAGCCGCGGAGCTGGTGGATAAAATAATGGCCGAGCCCATCGACTGGGCGGAAGGCCTGCCACTAAAAGGAGGGACTTATGAGTGCGAGTTCTACCGTAAAGACTAAAACACCCGGACAGATCATGGAGATCGTCCGGAACGATGTGAACCAACTGACAGAAGACGACAAGGACATCGTCATCCTGGCACTGGAGACCATCGAGGAGCTTTTCCGCCAGAAGAGGACGGCCAACTGGATCGCAGAAGAAGGCGGTGGCGCCTACTTTACACCCGGAGGCAATCCGGTCTATAAATGCGACACCTGTGGCTATGTTTACGGAGCCAACGAGATCCACCCGACCGGGAAAATCTGCCGAGGCTGCGGGCGACTGATGAAAAACGGAAGGAGATGGCACTGATGGAAGTATTAGAAATAAGAGGCACACGGGACGCCATGTTCACGATGCGCCTGAACATGGCGAACTGCTTCCCCTGCTCTGTCACCTGGCTCCGGAAGCTACTGAAGAAGGCGATCGATGTCTCTGACGATCCGCAGCTGTACCGTGCGGAACTGGTGCTCTACATGAACGACCTGCTCGCCGAGGTGACGGATCCGGAGAAAAAGGCAAGCATCCTGCAGGAGTTCCGAGACTATAAGGAAGCAGCCGATCACAGACAGCCGGGCATCGATGCACTGGCCGAAGAGATCGAGAAGCGGAAAGCCTGGATCAATCACAACCTGGGAAAGAAGCAGCCGAAGCACGAGGCACGCAAGATCCTGAAGGAGAAACGGGAGGAGCTGGCCACGATGAAGAAGATCCAGCGCTCCGAGTATGGCCGGAGTTATGCAGCGATTAAAGCGCTAAAAAATATGGAAAAAGACAAGAAGAACCTCCTGGAGTGCCTGGTGGTTCTCGGACAGGGAGGAGAAACAGATGAAACTATTGCAGGGTGACTGCATCGAGCAGCTGCGAAGACTTCCGGAGGATGTCCGGGCGGACATCTGCCTGTGCGATCCGCCCTACTCTTCCGGAGGACTGCACGCCGGGGATCGCAAGGCGAACACCACGGCCAAGTACACGGACAACGACTTCAACGGTGCTGCAAAGCTCCCGCCGTTCTCCGGTGACAATATGGACCAGAGGAGCTTCACGGAGTTCATGCGCCGGGTATGCGTAGAGCTCCGGCAAAAGACACGGGAGGGGGGGATCCTGGCCCTCTTCGTAGACTGGCGGAACCTTCCAGCGATGACGGATGCGATCCAGATGGCCGGATGGGTGTGGAGAGGTGTCTGCGTATGGGACAAGGGCATCTCCAGGAACCAGCCGGGACGCTTCAGGAACGACTGCGAGTACATCGTGTGGGCCAGCAATGGCGACCTGCCGATCGACTGGGAGAAGGCGAAGGGCACGAAAGCCCTGCCGGGAGTTTATCACATCCCGATCGTCCCCGGAAAGCAGCGGAAGCACCAGACGGAGAAGCCCGTGGAGCTGATCGAGAAGCTTCTGGCCATTGCACCTGCAGACGGACTCGTGATCGATTGCTTCATGGGGTCCGGCACGACAGGCGTGGCCAGCGTGAACACCGGCAGGGGCTTCATCGGGATCGAGCTCTCCCCGGAGATCTACCGGACAGCGCAGGAGAGGATAGAAGAGGCACTGCTCGCCGATGCGGGCGGGCTGCTTGACTAAAAGGAGCCGCACATGGAAAACGTAGTTATAAAAATGGAAGACAAAGTCGTGACCGGACTGAAGAACAACCCCGCGATCTGGATCGCCGAGGGCGGCAGCAGGTTCTCGGCTAAATGGAAAAACAAGGAGATCCACTGGGCGGAGCTCCTGGCCAGACTGCGCAACGTCACCATGACGCAGGAGACGCAGGCCGAGTATTTCAAGATGACAAAAGCCCAGCAGGACAAGATCAAGGACGTCGGCGGCTTCGTCGGCGGAACGCTCACAGGCGGCCGGAGGAAGACGGACACGGTCAAAGACCGCTACCTCATCACCTTCGACCTGGACACGGCCCCGGACGGCTTCGTGGAGACGATGCAGCTGGAGGCTCCGTATGCCTGGGCGATCTATTCAACCCACAAACACAAGGCAAGCGCCCCGCGCTTCCGTCTGATCGCACCGCTCTCCCGGGCTGTGGATCCGGATGAGTACGAGGCTATCACGAGAAAGATGGCCGAAGAGATCGGGCTGGAATATTTTGACAGCACGACCTTCCAGCCGTCGCGTCTGATGTACTGGCCAAGCTGCTCACGTGACGCCGAGTTCGTCTTCGAGTATAACGACGGGAAGCCGGTGGACGCGGATGCGTGGCTGAACAAGTACCCGGACTGGAGGGATGTGACCTTCTGGCCAGTCTGCCCGGATGAGATCCGTGTGCAGAAGAAGCGCCAGGAGAAGCAGCAGGATCCCCTGAAGAAGAAGGGACCGGTCGGAACATTCTGCCGCACGTACACCGTGCCGGAAGCGATCGAGACCTTTCTGCCGGATGTCTACACGAAGGCACCGGGCAAGGATGACCGCTACACCTACGCAGCGGGCTCCACGTTCGGGGGGCTTGTCATCTACGACGACGGGCTGTTCTGCTATTCAAACCACAGCACGGATCCGGCCCACGGGATGGATCTGAACGCCTTCGACCTGGTACGTGTTCACAAGTTCGGCCAGGAAGACGCCGACATCGCAGAGGACACTCCGGCCACAAAGCGGCCAAGCTACAAGGAGATGATCGAACTGATCCGACAGGATCCCGGCTGCATCAAGACCTACGACGCGGAGAGACACGCAGCGGCGGCCGACGACTTCGCCGGAGAGCTGACACCCGAGGAGAAGGAACACTGGAAGCTGACGCTCCAGCGCACGAAGCAGGGCGCGGTCGAGACAACGATCGACAACCTGGTGAAGATCTTCGAGACGGACGAGAACCTTCAGGGCATCGCCTTCAATGATCTCTCCGGCTACGTGGAGATCGTAGCACCGGTACCCTGGAAGAAGGAGCTGACGGAGTGGAAAAACGCAGACGACTCCTGCCTTTATGTGTATCTATCAAGGAACTACAACGACTTCCGCAGGGCAGACGTGACGGACGTGCTCACCCAGATCGCACACAAGAGAGCCTTCCACCCGGTCAAGGACTACATGAAGAGCCTGCCGGACTGGGATGGCGTACCAAGGATGGAGACGATCCTGATCGACTACCTGGGGGCCGAGGACTGTGCCTACTCCCGCGAGGTGGCGAAGAGGTGGCTGCTCGCAGCGATCTCCAGGATCTTCCGTCCCGGCTGCAAGTTCGATTATATCCCGGTGCTCTCCGGTCCCGGAGGCATCGGCAAGAGCACGCTGATCGCGAAGCTGGGCGGGGCATGGTTCTCCGACTCGCTGTCCTTCGAGGATATGAGAGACAAGACCGCGGCCGAGAAGATCCAGGGCACATGGCTCAATGAGATCTCGGAGCTGAAGGGAATGAGGAAGACGGAGGTCGAGAGCGTCAAGAGCTTCATCTCCAGACAGGAGGACATCTATCGCCCCAGCTATGGACGACAGGTGGAGCATCACAAGCGCAGCTGCGTCTTCATCGGAACCAGCAACGCGGACGACTATCTGAAGGACGTCACCGGCAACCGACGCTTCTGGCCGGTCAAGTGCTCCGGGCAGACAAAGAAGAGGCCCTGGGAGCTTACGGCTGACGCGGTAGCGCAGATCTGGGCGGAGGTTCTCTTCTATTATGACGGGCTGGACGAGAAGACCCTCGTGCTGCCGAAGGATGTCGAGAAGGAAGCCCTGGAGCACCAGGTCGCAGCACTTGAACATGACGAACGCCTGGGCCTCGTGGCCGTGTACCTGGAGAAACTCCTGCCGAAGAACTGGGCGTCGATGGATCTGACGGATCGCCGGTTCTGGCTGGACAATGAAGCGGAAGGCGCAGAGGGCACGGAAGCCCGCACGCAGGTCTCCGTCATGGAGATCTGGGCGGAGTGCTTCAGGATGTCACCGACGGCCAAGAAGAGAACCGACTCGGATGATATAACGAGGATCCTGACGCAGCTGGGCTGGGACAAAAAAGGGACCCAGAGGATCCCGCTTTATGGCCCCCAAGTGGTTTACATAAAAGTGTAATTAGCTCCCTAAAAAAGTGTAATTAGCTCTGGAGCTAATTACAAAAACAAACGTTATTTTTGTAATTAGTAATTAGCTAATTACAAGCTAATTACAAGCGCAAACGCAGACGGGACAAGGGTTTAACACTGTTTTGTAATTTGTAATTAACTAATAGAAAAATAAAAAAAATTTTGGAATTTAGGGGTAAAAAAAGCAAAAACGCGCATATACGCGTATATACGTGAGAAAGTTCAGCTAATTACAAAAGCTAATTACAAGGAGATAAAACGATGGAAAAAGACATAGAGAAAAAATTTGTCGACGGGATCAAGAAGATCGGCGGCCGTGCCTATAAGTTCGTGTCGCCCGGCAATGCAGGGGTGCCGGATCGGATAGTCGTGCTGCCTGGTGGGAGGGTCATCTTCGTGGAGTTAAAAACGGAGACGGGCAGACTGACGGGGCGACAAAAGATTCAGATCCGGACGCTATCGCGACTGGGATGCGAGGTGTGGAAGCTGTACGGAGAGGATCACGTCGAGGCGTTCCTTGCGGAGATGGCCGGCCGACTTTTCACCGATGGCCTGGCAGAAGGTCTCGGAACGGAAGGAGGTGATCGTCGTGAGATTTACCCCGCACAGCTATCAAAAGAGGGCTGTCTCTTTTATCCTGGAGCATGAGGCGGCCGGTCTTTTCCTGGAGATGGGACTCGGCAAGACGGTCATCACTCTCACGGCGATCGAGGAGCTGATGTGCGACCGGTTCGAGGTCTCCCGGGTCCTGGTGATCGCACCGCTGCGAGTGGCCGAGGACACATGGAGCAGGGAGAGCGAAAAGTGGGACCACCTAAAGCATCTGCGGATCGCGAAGATCCTGGGAAGTGCGGCAGACAGGATCCGGGCACTGAAGAAGAGCGCGGACATCTACGTCATCAACCGGGAGAACGTGGTGTGGCTGGTCGAGTATCTGGAAGAGAACCGGATCCGCTGGCCCTTCGACATGGTCGTCATCGATGAGCTGTCCAGTTTCAAGAACAACCAGGCGAAGCGCTTCAAGGCACTGAAGAAGATGCGGCCGATGATGGACCGGATCGTAGGGCTGACCGGAACACCGGCAGCGAACAGTCTGATCGATCTGTGGGCCGAGATGTATCTCCTGGATCGAGGCGAGAGACTGGGGCGGACGCTGACAGCCTACCGGGGCAACTGGTTCCGGCCGGGCTACTCCAACGGCCCGATCGTCTACAAGTGGGAGCCGAGGCGCGGAGCGCTGGAGGACATCACGAAGAGGATCGCGGACATCACGGTCAGCATGAAGGCCGAGGACTATCTCACCCTGCCGGACAAGATCGAGACCACGATCAGCGTGCAGCTGGACGAGAAGGCGATGGGCGCCTACCGGGAGATGGAACGGGAGAGCCTGATGGAGTTGGAGGGCGAGGAGATCGTGGCGCTGGATGCTGCGGCTGTCATGTCAAAGCTCCTGCAGGTAGCGAACGGCTTCATCTACGACCAGACGCACCGGGCGATCAGCGTCCACGAGGCAAAGTTGGACGCCCTGGCCGAGATCATCGAAGCGGCGAACAGCCCCGTCCTGGTCTTCTACAACTTCCAGGCCGACAAGGATGCGATCCTGGCCAGGTTCCACGATGCGAGGACCCTGGAGAACGACGCAACGATCGAGGACTGGAACAGGGGCCGGATCCGGTTACTACTGGCACATCCGGCCAGTGCAGGCTACGGCCTGAACTTACAAGACGGCGGTCACATCATGGCATGGTACGGACTACCCTGGAGCCTGGAGCAGTATCTCCAGGCGGTAGCAAGACTGCAGAGGCAGGGCCAGAAGTACCCGGTCATGGTCTACCACATAATCGCGAAGGGCACAGTGGACGAGCAGGTCGTCCGGAGCCTGTCCGCGAAAGATGTCACACAGAGCGCACTGATCGGGATCCTGAACGACAGGAAGCAGTGCTACACGTAAACGAAAGGAGCGAGAACCATGAACAACACACTGACAGACCTGAACAACTACCTCTTCGAGCAGCTGGAGCGCTTAAACGACGACGAGCTGGATGATGAGGGGCTGGATCGGGAGATACGGAAGACCGAGGCAGTCGTCAAGGTCTCCGAGAAGATCATCGAGAACGGTGAGCTGGCCTTTAAGACCATGAAGCACCTGGACGACTACGGGTACCACCCAGACAAAGGGACGGCAGCACTGCCACCGATGCTATCAACGGGGGGACTGGTAAATGATTTATAAATATCCGGACGAGATCGAGGACTTCGTGAGAGAGTGGTCCCCGAAGATGAGAGACCAGGAGCTGGCGGCCAAGGTCAATGAGACCTTCGGCACCGACTTCACACCTGGACGCATGAAGGCCTACAGAGGCAACCACGGCATCCGGAACTACAAGAAGCAGCTGTCCAAGGAGGAGTACTGGAAGTATCAGACAAAATACCCCGAGGGGATGTATGAGTACATCCGCGACAACTCCCGGGGCGTGAGCTCCAAGGAGATGGCCGAGAGGGTCAAGGAGCTCTTCGGCTACGAGATGACACCCACCTGCATGAAGCAGTTCAGGCAGAGGCACGGCATCAAGTCGGGCGTCACCGGATGGTATCAAAAAGGACACCCACCCGGAACCAAGGGCAAGACCATCGAGGAGATCTGCAAGAACGACCCGGAGAAGCTGGCCAGGGTCCGGGCGACCCAGTTCAAGAAGGGCGACAGACCGGTGAACGAGATGCCAGTCGGGACGATCGTGGTCAACTCTTACGGCTACAAGCTCCGGAAGAAGCAGATGGAGGGAACGATCTGGGAGAGGTGGGAGTTCTTACACCGAGCAGTCTGGGAGGAGCACAACGGCCCGATACCGGAGGGCATGATGATAACCTTCAAGGATAGCAATAAATTAAATTGTGATATAAGCAACTTAATGATGATTACAAAAGGCGAAAACAGCGCGTTGACACGGTACGGCTACCGGTTCGAGGATCCTGATCTGACAGAGACGGGTCTGGCGGTGGCGCGATTAAAGCAGGCAGTGGCAAAGAAGAGGAGGAGCAAGACATGAAGATCTATTTGAGCGGACCGATCACAGGCGTCGCAAACTACCGGGAGAACTTCCGGAGAGCGAAGGAAGCACTGACGAGGGACGGCTACACCCAGATCATCAACCCGGCGGAGCTGTGCGAGGTCCTTCCGGAGTCAATCGCAAGCTGGGAGGACTATCTGGAGATCTGTCTGGATCTTCTGGACAAGGCGGAGGCCGTGGTGCTTCTCCCCGGGTGGGATATGAGCAGGGGCGTCCGGAGGGAGATCAGGTACGCTATCGCAAAGGACAAGCTCATCTTGGAGTATGAGACGACGATGGAGAGATAGGAGGGCGGAAGGTATGACGGACAAGGTGTACGACTTTTTGACGGCCCCGCAGGTTACGGCGGCCGAGATCAAAGCGAAACGGAGGGCGAGAGCGGAGCGACTGTCCGCAGCGATCCCGGGTGCTATCCGGTACGACGTTCCCCGTGTTCAGTCGTCACCGTCTGACCGCATGAGTGCGGCGATCGCGGACGTGGACGAGCTGGACCGTGAGATCGCCGACCTGAAGGATCGGATGAAGAACGAGCGCAGGGCGATCGTGGACGCTGCGGATCAGTTCCTGGATTACCAGGAGCGGCGTGTCATCATTCTCCGGTACATCGACCGGGCATCGTGGTCCTGCATCGCGAGCGTGCTGCATAGGTCGAAGAGCACGATCCACCGGATCCATCGGAGCGCCGGGGAGAAGCTGTCCACAATATGTGGATAATTTTGTTGATAAAATCCGCAAAATGTTGACATGGCACAACCACATGTGCTATTTTGGTAATATGGAAAATTATGAAGAGGAGCGATGGAACCATCCACCCAGCTCCTCTTCTGCGTTTCCTCCCGGTACGGAAGGAGGTGATCGCGTGGCCGGAAAGTACGAGAAGTGGCTGGAAGCCGACGGGCTCAAAAAGCTCGAAGGATGGGCGCGCGATGGCCTGACCGACGAGCAGATAGCCCACAACATCGGCATCGCAAGGAAGACGCTGATCGAGTGGAAGCAGCGCTTCGGTGACATTGGTGACGCCTTAAAAAAGGGCAAGGAAGTCGTAGACATCGAGGTCGAGAACGCCTTACTGAAGAGGGCGCTCGGCTACGATTACGAAGAAGTGAAAACCGAGACGGAGAACGGTGTGGTGACGAAGGTCACGACGATCACGAAGCAGGTCGTCCCGGATGTGACTGCGCAGATCTTCTGGCTGAAGAACAGACGGCCGGACAAGTGGCGCGACAAGGTCATCTATACCGACGAGAGCGAGCTGGAGAAGCTGGACGAGCTGATCGGCTCCATCGACAGACTGGCGGACAAGCATGGCGGAAAGTCTTAACTTTTCCACGATGCAGCTGGACTACTGGAGGAACGCAACGCACCGGTGGAACATCAAGACCGGCGCGACTGGATCCGGCAAGACGTTCCTCGACTTCTATTTGTTGCCGAAGAGGATCAGATCCTGCACAGGTGCGGGGCTGATCGTGCTGATCGGTAACACGAAGGGCACGCTCCAGCGTAACGTCATAGACCCGCTGCGTGGCATATACGGCGACAGACTGATCGGGGACATCGGGAGCGACAACACGGCCGAGCTGTTCGGCAAGAAGGTCTACTGCCTGGGAGCCGATAAAGTGAACCAGGTGGCCAAGATCCAAGGCTCCACGATCGAGTACGCATACGGCGACGAGATCACGACCTGGTCGCAGGAAGTCTTCGAGATGTTAAAGAGCCGACTCCGTACACCCCGGAGCTGCTTCGATGGTACGTGCAACCCCGCCGACCCGGAGCACTGGTTCAAGGAGTTCCTGGAAGGCGATGCGGACATCTATCTCCAGGAGTACACGATCTACGACAACCCGTTCCTGCCGAAGGGCTTCATCGACGAGCTCTGCAAGGAGTACGCCGGGACGGTTTACTACGACCGGTTCATCCTCGGCAGATGGGCGAGGGCGGAGGGCCTGGTCTTCAGGTTCTACGCGGACAAGGAGGACGAGTACCTCTACGAGGACGCCGATCTGTACGACGCAGACGGGAAGCTCCTGCGGCCGTTCTCGAAGCTGGTCATGGGGATCGACTTCGGAGGCAACGGATCGCAGACGACCTTCGCACTGTGGGGATATATGGGAGACTACCACGACTTCCGGGTGCTGGAAGAGGGAGGGCTCCCGCTCACTGACAACATAAACGCGCAGGACATCTGTGACGCCTGGCTGGCGTTCACGAAGGCCTGCATGAAGAAATACGGGCGGATCGACTGGATCTTCCCGGACTCTGCATCGACGACGCTCATCAACTCGCTCCGGAGCACGGCCGAAAAGAACGGCCTGCCGAAGAACAACATCGCCGGATGCAGAAAAAACGAAGTAAAGGATCGCCCGCGGACGATCTCCAGGCTGTTCAATTCCGGACGCCTGAAAGTCAACCGCAGGTGCGAGCATACGCGCAAGGCCTTCCGGTCGCTGGTATGGGATCCCAAGGATCCGGACAAACCGGAGGACAAGAACCTCGGGAACATCAACGACTGGTACGACGCGAACTGCTACTGCTTCCTGGACTTCGTGGAGTATATAGACCTAAAGGCATAAAGGAGGGCCGCACATGGCGGACGAGAGGACAAAAGTCAACGCAGCGATCGAGCAGCTGAAGCGGCTCGGCTATTCCTATAACGACGACGCGCAGAGCATCATCGAGCTCTGCGACCTGTGGTACACGAACCAGGAGACCGAGTTCCACACCCGGAAAAACCTGAACGACGTGGAGATCAAACTGGACAGCCTGAACTTCGCGAAGAGGTGCTGCGCCGATGACGCGAACCTCTGCGAGGTCGTGGAGATCAATGCAGGACAGAACGAGACGGTCTTCCAGGGCGTTCTGGACATCCTGGAGGACAACCGCTTCCAGGTTATGTACCGGAAGCAGCTGGAGCGCCTGTCCGCTTCCGGCACCGTGGGCGCATACCTGCGCCTGGAGGGTGCGGAGATTTTAGAGGACGGACACGCCAGAGGCGGCAAGATCCGGATCAACTACGTCAACGCGGCGGGTATCGTACCGCTGACGATCATCAACGACGACGTGGTGGACTGTGCCTTCGTCGGTTACGACGTGAAGGACGGCAAGACCCACCAGATGCTCGTGATCTTCAAGAAAAAAGAGGACACGGGACGCTATACGGCGACCACCTACGTCTTCGACAAGGCTGGGAAGCTCCTCGGGGATCCGCAGGAGGTCGAGCTGGGGGAGGTGAGACCCTTCGCGATCATGAGGACGGCCGAAGTGAACAACCTGGACGACATGGAAGGCTACGGTCTCCCGAAGCTCTACAACGCCATCCCGGCGCTGAAAGTGGTCGACCTGTGCTGGAACATCCTGCACGGCGATCTATCCAAGGGCGACAAGATCCTGCTCATCAATGAGCTGCTTGCGATGGTCAAGAAGGACGACAACGGCAAGCCCATCCTTACGAAGGAGCAGAAGGAGCTCTTCGTCCTGCTCGGCGAGAAGCTGCCGGATCAGAAGAGCCTCATCCAGGAATACAACCCGGAGATCAGGATCGGATCGATCAGGGAGTCGATGGAGCTGGCGCTCTCTCTTCTCTCGATGTCCTTCGGGTATGGCACAAAGAAATACACCTTCGAGCAGAACCAGATCCAGACGGCCACCGAGTACATCGGGGAACGCCAGGACGAGATGCAGGAGCTTAACAAACAGCGCCACGAGGCGACCGACTACATCGTCGGCATCGTCGAGGCTGCGGTGTGGTTCTCGAACACCTTCCAGGGAACGAACTGGACGCTCGACGAGGATGTCTGCGTAGAGTTCGACGACAGCTTCATCATCGACAAGGAGACGCAGCTGGCCCAGATGCGGCAGGATGCGATCTCGTTCCCGGATGTGAAGGAGTTCAAGATCCTCTACGTCATGGAGCGCCTGAACTGTGAACGCGAGGAGGCGATCGCATACATCGACAGCCGGGATCCGGATGTTGATGACGAGACGGAGGACTAACGCATGGCACTAACTGACGCGCAGATCGAGGCACTGGCTGATGACTACCTCGTGGGACTGTTTCAAACAATGGAGAAGGATGTCATCCAGGACGTTGCGCGTCGTGTCCGCAAGACCGGCAGACTGACGGAGACGGCGGAGATCATGGCCCGCAATATGCACGAGCAGGGCTTCAGCCCCGCGAAGATCTACGCCGAAGTCATGAAGACCTTGCAGGCAGACCCGGCGTACATGGCCGAGGTGGCACAGAATACGCTGGAATACAAGAAGATGGTCGCGGCAGAGATCCGGGCCACCGTAAGAGCAGCACAGAGGGCCGGCGATGAGCTTGTGGCTAACGCCGGCACTATGACATATAACAACGACCTCTCGATGTGGGAGCTGGCCGGCCAGGATCTAACACCTCCGAGCCAGATGTCGCAGATCGTCGGCAGCTTCCAGAGGGAGCTGAACGGACAGATCAGGAACCTCACCAGGACGACGGGCTTCAAGGGGACGCTCCTCGGCACGACGGGCGTCAAGCAGGCCTACACGAGAGCCCTGGATGTGGCACTTGTGGAATTATCGACCGGGACGTTCTCGTTCGATGCAGCTTGCAACCGTGTCGTGAAGGATCTGGCCCGCTCCGGACTGCGCACGATCGACTACGCCAGCGGCAGGAGCTACCAGCTCGACACCGCTGTCCGGATGAGCGTGCGGACAGGCATGAACCAGATGGCCGGAAGGATCACCGAGGCGAACTGCAAGAACAGCGGCACCGATCTCGTGATCGTATCCCAGCACGAAGGAGCCCGACCGGATCACGTACCCTGTGAGAACCAGGTGTACAGTCTCTCCGGCAGGTCCGACGTCTACCCAGCCTTCAGCGCACCGCTCGGAGAAGGTGCTGGCTACGGATCGGTGGACGGCATCTGTGGAGCGAACTGCCAGCACACGTTCTACCCGTACTGGGAGGGGATCAGCAAGATCCACACGATCGAGCCGAAGGCCCCGGTCGAGGTGAACGGCAAGACATACAGCTATTATGATGCTACGCAGAGACAGCGCAGCATGGAGAGGGAGATCCGGGCACTGAAGCGCGAGGAGTACAGCGCGGGAACACCTGAAGAGGCCCAGGAGATCCGCAACCAGATCAGATCGAAAACGTCGGACTACCACAGCTTCAGTGACGCCGTGGGGATCCGGCCAAAAGATAACCGGCTACGCGTAGCAGCGTAGTCAGCAACGCAGGGTAGCGCAGCCCGGAAGCGCGCTGGATTGCTTGTCCGGAGGTCGCAGGTTCAACTCCTGCCCCTGCTATTTCCCACCGGTGAAAGACCGGTTAATAAATCATTTTAGGAGGATGAAGCACATGAAGAACATCGAGGCAATCTTAAAAGAGGCAGGTCGGGAAGTCACGGCCGAACAGCTGGCGGCCATTGAGAAGGCGGTCAAGGAGAACTACAAGACCGTCGTGGACTACGACAAGCAGAAGGAGAAGCTGGACGCTGCGGAGGACAAAGCGAAAACGCTCGAAGAGTCCCTGGAGAAGTTCAAAGACGTTGATCCGGAAGCACTGAAGCAGTCCATCGAGGACCTGAAGAAGGAGCTGAAGCAGAAGGACACCGAGTACGCGGGCAAAATCGCGGACAGGGACTTCGAGGACGTCCTGAAGGACGCGATCAGCGGAGCGAAGGGCAAGAACGCGAAGGCGATCCGAGCTCTTTTGGATCTCGACACTCTGAAGGCTTCAAAGAACCAGAAGGACGACGTCGCTGCGGCGATCAAGGCACTCACAGAAGCAGAGGACAGCGCGTTCCTGTTCGCAAAGGACGACGGGGACGAGCCGGACGACGCTGACGACGATGCTGCCGGAGTGGTCGGCAAGGCTGACGTCATAGGAACCGTAAAAGGCGGAAGCGGGGACAGCTTCCTCGCAGGCCTGCGCTCTTCGATGGGCCTGGCATCTTCCGCCACTGAAAAGAAAGAGTAAGAGGTGATAAAAATGGCAAATACCATCCAGAAGTTTAAGAAGTACGTGGTGGGCCTCCTCGATGAGGTCTACAAGAACGCATCCAAGACAGCGATCCTCGACGGTGCTCCCGAGCTTGCGAGCCAGGGCGCAAACGCCGACGAGCTCATCATCCCCAAGATCGACATGGACGGCCTCGGGGACTACGATCGCAACTCCGGCTACACCCAGGGCGACGTGACCTTCACAAACGAGACCGTGAAGTGCAACTTCGACCGCGGCAGAATGTTCACCGTGGACAACGTGGACAACATGGACACCGCCGGCATGGCCTTCGGCCGTCTCTCCGGTGAGTTCATCCGCACAAAGGTCGTTCCCGAGCTCGATGCGTTCCGTTTTGCGACCTATGCCGCAACATCCGGCGCGGACATTACAGCGCACAGCGGATCCTATGCTGACGGCGAGGCTGTTCGCAAGGCCATCGCTGCGAAGAACGACGCGATGACAGACGCCGAGGTTCCCGCAGAGGGCCGTGTGCTCTTCATCAACCCCGTCCTGAACGGTATGATCCGCGACATGGACACCACAAAGAGCAAGGAGCTCCTTGCGAAGTTCGCAGCCGTCGTAGAGGTTCCCCAGGCGCGTTTCTACACCGCCATCGAGCAGCTTGACGGTAAGAGCGAGGGCCAGAAGAAGGGCGGCTTCAAGAAGGCCGATAGCGGCTTCAACCTCAACTTCCTCATCGTTGAGAAGTCCGCAGTCATCCAGTACCAGAAGCACGTGGCACCCAAGACTGTCACACCCGAGCAGAACCAGGACGCAGATGCGTACAAGTTCGGCTATCGTAACGTCGGCATCGCTGACACTTACGAGAACAAGGCAGCAGGCATCGCTGGCGAGTATGCCGGCGCATAAGGAAGGAGGAGAGGCTCATGGGTAAGATCGTAGGACTTACAAAGGAGCTGATCGCCGCACGCAAAGAGGCAGCCAAGAAGGCTGCCTCTGAAGTTAAGGGCGAGAAGGCACCCGAGAAGAAGGAACCCGAAACAGGCAAGAAATAAGACAGGAGGGAGCTGCATGGCACTCGTAACATGGGAGCGATACAGCTCCCTTTATTCAGGAATTAAAGACGAGGATCAGTTCGAGATAGCGGAACAGAAGGCCGAGCTGGAAGTGGCCAGGGTGATCGGTGCGATCCACTGGGCGGAGCTTCCCAAGGACATCTCCGGGGAGTTTTATGCTGGCCAGCTGTGCGACTGCATCTGCAAGGTCATAGACTACCAGGTGCAGGCAGGCAGCAAAGCAGGCAAGGGCATCACGTCGGCATCCAACGACGGCTACTCGGAGAGCTACGCGATTGTGAAGCAATCCGAAGCAGTCGAGGAGCTGGACGCGAACATCCGGGCGTGGCTATCCGGCACTGGTCTCGTGAGGGCGTACTGATGGCAATGTTTACGGATGTAATAACTTTATACCAGAAGCAGGGAAGCAGCTGGAAGCGCACCGTCGTCGAGGGCGTGCAGTGGTCCGATAAGCTCGACAAGAGCCTCTCGACCGGAAAGCTCACGACATCCTGGAGCGCGAACATCACCTTCCCGGAGGACGTCCTGGATCAGATCGACCTGAAAACCTTCACGGAGGAGGATGCGATCTTCTTGGGCGAGCTGACCGAAGAAGTGACCAGCACAAAGGGGAGCAGGCTCTCCGATCTTCTGGCCACGTACCCGAAGGGCGGGATCATCCGCCAGGTGAACGACAACAGCAACCGCGACCTGCTCAAAAATATCAAGGTGGTGGTGTACTGATGGCGGACACTTTCGTTTTTAAGGGTTTTTTATACGACGAGGACAAGATCCTCGCGAAGCGCAACCTGGAGATGGGCGGAGCTGTGCAGAAGTTCATCGACAGCGAGGTCCTGCGGTTATGTGAACCGCTGGTACCGTTCGACCAGGGAACGCTGGCAAGATCCGGACAGATCAACACGGTCATCGGATCCGGCCAGGTTAAGTACCGGACGCCTTATGCGCGGCGCTGGTATTATATGCCGGCCAACTTTCAGGAAGCACCACGGCGCGGGAACCACTGGTTCGACCGCATGAAGCAGAACGGCGGGAAGGACGAGATCCTCGCCGGCGCGCGCAAGCTCGCAGGAGTTTAACTATGACAATATCGGCAGCACTTGCCTCCTGGCTCTCGTACTACGAGGCGATGGAGGTGGACACAAACCACATCACGGACGGCTCGGACAAGTACGGGCTCTTCAAGTCTCCGAACAGGACGACGAAGGAGTTCAACAACGGGACCTACGAGATCACGGAGTTCTACCAGTTCTTCGCTCGACAGGCTTCCGTGAGCGAGACAGACCGGAAGGACGCGGACGAGTGGCTGGAGGATCTGGCG